AACACCAGGGACTATACCGCCCTCTGCGAATGCAAAACGCTGCGAACGAATTTCATTTAATCTTGATGTGCCTATGGCAATTGCTGCAGCGGCTGCTATAGCACCTAACCCAGGCCCAACAATTGGTATCCCAGCCAGTGACTTATAGGCTTCGATGGCTGTAACGGGAATGGATATGGCTGCCTGCGCAATAGCTGCAGCCTTACCGAGTTCGAATGCTTCCCTCGACTTGCTTTTTGTGAGTTCTGCAATTGCAGAAAGGCCCTTTTGTGCTGTCTGCGCGCGCTGAGCGTATGTCTGTTGCTCAAATAGCTTTCGGGCATTCTCAGTCTGGACGAAAAGGTTGAATTCCTCATCCTGAGCCTTTTTGATTTCGGCATTTCGCTTTTTCTCTGCCGCTTGTGTGGCTAGAAACTTTTTATTCTGGGTGTCATTCAGCCGCAAAAGTTCGGCTTGATCGAACTGCTTGAGCTGTTCAAGGCGCTCAGCCTCTAGCTGCACTCGAGCTGATGTCAGCTGCGATTCCCGCTCCTGTAGTGCTGCAAGCTTAATTTCATCATTCGCCGTTTGCTGCTCAGCCAATATTGCTTCACGTACTGCCTCTTCCTGTAAAGAGATTTCAGTTATCTTTTTTTCTTTTTCCTGGAGCCGCGCAAGCTCCAGAGTAGCTGCCTTATCGCGTTCTTCCTGCCCTTTTGCTGCAAGATCGGACGCAAGCCCGCTTTCTTTTGCTACCTTTTTTTCATTGAGTCTTTTTGTTTCGGCATCGTCGGCCTTCTTGTTTTCTTCCTCGATTCGCTTATTGCGTTCGGTTGTAAGGCCGATGATTTCCTGGTTCACTGCCTTTATTTTTTCGGCAATTTTCCTCTTTTCTGATTCAAGGCCAGCTTCACCGCCAGTAAATAGGAGGCTTGTCAGGGTCTGCTTTATCGAGCCCTTTGGGTTAGAAAGGTTTTGAAATATCCCTTCAAGTTCCTGCAGCCTATCTTTCAGCTTTTGAATTTGCTGTTCTTCTGGGCTGGCGGCCAGCTTGTTACGTTCCTGAACGAATTCGCGAATCGAGTCAATGACAGCTGTCAGGCCCTGCGCATATTGAGCAAAGGCCGGTGCGCCTTGCTTTCCGATTTCACTGGCCAGGATCGAGACCGAATCTTTCAGTGTGGAAATGGAGCCCGACACGGTTTTGGAAAGCCGATCGGTCGAGCCGAAGAACTGCCCGCCTTCGGAAGTCATTTTTTGGAAGGCTTTGGATACTTCATCAGATGTGATTGCGCTGTCAGAAATCAGGCCGCGGATTGAAGTGCTGGCAACGCCGAGGGACTTTGCGAGTTCAGGTCCGATATTGATACCGCGTTCGACCAGCTGATTAAAGCGTTCGCCGGTAAGCTTGCCCTCTGCCTGGACCTGGCCGAAGATTGTCGCAAGATCAGAAAGGTCAGTTCCCGTTGCAGCTGAAACTTCCCCAAGCTGTCTTAGCTGCTCGATTGACTGGCCAGTGGTGGAACCAAAAGCTAGCAGTGTCCGGTTGGCAGTCGCCACCTCTGCCAGTTCGAAAGGGGACGATGCGGCGAATGCAGAAAGCTTTTCTAGCTGCTTTTGAGCGCCTTGAGCGGACCCAGTGAATGCGACGAACTGGGTTGTCAGGTCTTCCATTTCGCGCGTGGCATTCAGCACGAAATCAAAAGTCCCCTTCAGAGCCGCGAGGCCGCCCAGTGCAACGCCGACCTTTGCAAAAGCGGAGCCGAGGCCCTCAACTTCCCTTTCGGCTTCCTTAGCCTGCTTTCCGAGGTTTCCAAGCGGGTCGGCTGGATCGGTCTTGATTGCTATGGTTAGGCTGGCGTCCGCCACGGTTCACCTCTTTTTTGACTGGTATTCATCAAGCCGCGCCGAAAGGTAACTCACCAGCGAAAACTGCCTTGAGGTGAAATCCTGGACTGTCAGGCCCGAAAGCCCAAGCCGCTGCGCACCGCGCACGAGTTCCAGGATTTCCACCGCCAGCGTAACGTCTTCCTGGCATTCCTCAATCCCGTCCAGGTATGGGAGCCCTGCGACTATGTTGACAGCCGCCAGCCTTAAGGCTTTTTTGCCGATTCACCGAGCCGCGCGCCCGCGAGGTCCCATGCCATTTCGATGAATGCATCGACATTTTCCCGATCATTCAGGAGTTCATCAATGGATTCAATGACGCCCTCAACCGCGACGATGAACGCGCGACCAGCTTCAATGGCTTTCAAAGTTCGCAAATAGATATCAGACTGGCACTGTTCAGAGTACCAGCCCGAGGCCGAGAAAAACTGCAGCTGCTCGATCACATTGGGAACGCGATACTTGATGCAGCCGCCGTTTTTGAGTTTTTGTTCCTTGATCTGACTCATGAGAGATTAAATCCTTCCACGCCGCGTTTTTCGCGGTCGGCTTTCCGCTTTTTGAGCCACATGACAGCTTCATCAAGCTTGGTTATCGCTATGGAATTTTCCCTGCATGGGAAGTTTTTGTTAAGCCCTTCCAGTATAAGCTTTGCTGTTTCAATGACCGTATCGACCTGACATCCATTGATACCAACTTCTTTCATTGGTCCATTCTGCAAGGTGAACGCTATACTGTTCTTATCCTGCCTAATGTAAATAAAATTGGAAGGTCTGATTTCACTCTCAAACCATTGATAATCCATGGCTCCCGATGGATTGAACTTTTCCGGGAACTGGACGCGCAATGCGTCCATGTCCACAAGAGTAAAGCCGTCAACGGTCGGTATGCCTTTTAGAGTTTCGAGTGCCATAGTGAAAAAGTCCTTTCAAAGGAAATTGATATAAATGTCTTCCATGTCATCCCCGACAAATGCTGTAGCTTCAAACTGTTCTACGACATAGCCGTCCTGATCTGCGATCGTGTTCGAGGTAATCGAGCAGGTTGGGCAGAACACGGAAACGACAGTTCCAGGAACCCAGTTTCCTGCAGTCCTGCGGCCGTGAACAAAGCTAAGCTGGGTTTCCACATTATTTATGAGGTTATAGAACCGCTGCACATCATGCTTTTTAAACTTGAGAGTTCCGGAGACAGTCACCTCACGGCTGAGGATGATGCTTTCATCAATCCCAGTTTCCGCGCACCAGTTCGGAACGTCCGTCTTAGGCGTTGCGATCGAAACAGTGAGAGCCTGTCCGCCAACGCAGATATAGTCCGAGAAAGTGCCGAGCAAGAGCATGTTATCCCGGACTACTTGCGGAGGTTGGCTGTCATAGGCAGGAGTGACATCCGGGTCATAGGTCTGAGCGTTATCCGATGTGTAAGTAAGTGCGCCAGTATCGTTGGCATTGTTAAAGCCTAACGTGGTTTTGGCAGAGTTCGCCGTGTTCGCGCCCGTATTCCAAAGGAGCGACAGGACAGTCCCGTCAGAGCTAATAGTGAACTTACCGTCTGTGTTTGACCAAGTGCAGCTAATGATATCCCCAGCAGATGCAGCCGAGGCTGTGGTCATTTTGCTGGCAATCTCAGCCGCAAGGTCGATCGGTGTCGAATACCACTCTTGATCTAGTTGGCATGATATAGTACCCACCGAATCAGTAAAGTCGATGAAGCGAGTGCTGGCGGTGATTTCCATTGGGTTAACGTAATAGCGAACCCCGCCGATTTCAAAGGTCACGGCTGCGAGTTCATTCGCTGTGAATTCCATATTCATTGAGGTTGTCCTGCAGCCTGCGATCATCTGATGCAGTGCAGACGATTCTGAGGCTTGATACATGTGGCTTGTATAGGTCGGCTGGCTTGTGCTCGGAAGGTAAAGGGCAGCCTTTCCGAGGCCAACGCTCGCGGCTGGTGCGGTACCAAGGTTGAATGAAAGTGGAAGATCCGTACTAGTTGCGCCGTCCCATACGTTGCGCACTGCATAGCCGTTCACTCCGTCTTTCAGCAAGACTCCCTGGCCCTTTTGAAAGTTGGTCGATGCGCTTGTGACTTTCAGAATTGCCCGCGTTGTGGCGGTTCCTGCTGTAGAAGATGCGTTGGTTGTGTATTCCGTTCCATTGACGTCAACCGCACCCAGGCACGCTTCCACAAGGATGCCGTAATCTGGCGCTTGGCCCTCGACCCCACTGGGTTTGAGGTATTTTGGTATGCTAGATGTGGGTGCTTGGGAAGTCACAAAAGCTTTGGATGCACCGATCGAGTTCCGAAGCTCATCGGATGTGACCGTATTCACTGCGCCAGCAAAGCTTGCTCCCTCACGCACAACGGTGAAATCAGAGTCCGCTGGCAGTTCTGGTTCGCCTTCGGTGACTTCTCTCACAAATGCGAATACTGATGACCGTGTAGCAAATGCCATTTTTAAGTCTCCTCAATATAGTCAACCGAAGCAGTGATCACGCAGATAATGAACTGTTTCCTATCGTCGATGAGATATTCGAGGCCATTATCCAGCGCAAAAAATGAATTTATGTTTTCCCCTGTAAGGGTTGGATCCTTTTCGAGTGCAGCCAAAACCAAGAATTCATCATCCATGAGAGAGTTTTCAAGGCTCTCCCTATAGTCTGCATCCATGTTTGGCGTATAGACATTGGTTAGAATGATCTGAAACTGTCGCCTAATCCTAATGTAACCAGCGCAGAATTCATCTGATGCTCGTTCGGCTGGCCCAAAACCAATTGAATAGCCCTTCACCATCAGAGTATTGGCATTATCCAAAGTTTCATAGCTATCGGAGAGCTTCACATAAGCAGGAAGAACGCCTTGCACAAGCGTATTGAGTGCCGATCTGATTTCTGTAACCTTACTCACCGGCGCGCCCTTCCCGTGGTAACAAGAGCTTTCTCTGCCCGCTCAAGCCTTGCGTTGCCGTTCACGTCCGTGCGGAACTTGTCCTGCGTCATCGCCCGCTCAAAGTTTTCAGCTGCAAGCTTGATTTCCTCGGCATAGTTCCGCGCGCCCAGTCCTGAATAGATGATATGCGCAGTTTTATGCACCGAAGGGCTTCGAAGCGTTGCAATGTCGAGAATCTGGTTATCGGAAAAAATGATATTTCTTTGGCGCATGATTTTGGCAATGTATAGCGCCGAAATAAGGTGCTGGTCTTCCCAGTCGGTCTTTCCCTGCGCCCAACCTGCAAGTATCTGCTGGTTTTGGAGAATTGGATATTCCATATAGAGGTCATAGTCCGAAGAGAACCGCTGGCCGATATATGAAAGCGTGAACGTGGTCACCGTTGCGAATGATATGCGGAGCCAGTAGGCATCATAAACCGTGGGGCCATTGGCCAGTGCATCAATATCCCGCGATGAATCTGTAACCAATCCCCAGTTTTTGTCGAAATTTGGCGTCCACTGGACCACACCGCTTTGCATCATTCCACCTGTATAGTCGAGTGAATCGACGACAGGACTCCATTCATTCGGTGCATTCAAAAGCTGAATAAGAGGCGATCGAGCAGCCACACTACCAGCAGAAAAGCGAAAAAACTTATGATTGAATGGCAGAAAAGTTGAAATATAAAGGTAATCGCCAGCGTTAAAAGTGAGCGTGATATTTTGCCCATTTTTCCACTCATTCAAGGCTACCGTATAATCCGTCCAGCTTGGCGCTGAAGCATCGTAAAAGAATATACGCTGGTCCTGGTTTGATTGCATGATCCAACTTCCTTCTTTATGGCGGACATTCCCTGGTAGGTAAGGCCATTCAGCCTAAGGCCCGCCATGCTCTTTACTCCTGAATGGCGCTCGAATCATTAGCCGATGGAGATGGCTTTTTTTCTTTTGCCGGTTTTTCCTTTGCTGTCACCTGCAGGATAGCAAAAGGAAAACCGTTCGGTTTCAATCCGATCTCGACAATACGCGCAGGCACGCGTACCTGGGTTATCATGCGTTCTTTCAGGTTATCAAAGCTGCGCCCGTCGATCATGATAAGGTTGGAAAATCCGTTAATATCTTCAATTGGATCCATGTGAGGCCTTTTGGAAAAAGGGGACGGTCACGGCTTAATGTGAACGCCCCACAGAGAGTTCTGAGATAAGATCGAAAAGTATCCCGTTCTGACCAGAATTAAGCGCCAGTCTGGACTTTGATATGACGCGCAGCGCCCTGAATACCCAGTTTCGCACCAATTACCCAGTCAACCGACATGACGAAAGCGAATTCGTTTTGGGAATGCTTGTCGGAAATTTTAAAACGGGGTTCGTATTGGCTGACCATGTAGAGATAATCAGGATGGAAGAATAGCCCACCAGCCGTTGCGCCAGCTGTCTGAGTATTGTCTTCGAAAATGCTAAAGCCATAGCGTTTGAGGCCGATCTGCCCACTGATAACGGGAGCATCACCGCCCACAAAGTCAGCACTAGTTAAGGTCGTATCGACTAAAAGGTCCGAGTAATACTGTGGTGCGAGCAGGGCATACCAAGGCTTGTTGTAGCTCCACTTTGCAATTGCGGCTGTTTCACGCGCTAGAGCAACGGTTGATGCTGCCATGGTTGAAATCGAAGCGATCGTGGTAGTGGGTGCAGAAAGCGAATAAAGATAGGTGTTCAGCTGATTGCTGATAGCTTGCACCATGGCTTGGCGAACTTCAGTTGCTCTTGATCCTACAGGGTCAATCATCGACTGAATAGCAACAAGGTCATGGAAGTCATAAGATGCGACGAGACGTTGATCCGCAGTGATCGTCACGCTGGAGAGAGACATTGTCTCTGGCGTGAATGTCCGACCAACGCCAGCACCATCAATCGTCAAACGCTGACCAGTGGGGGCGTTGATCTGGTTAACCACAACACTGTTACCCATCTCCCGTAGGTCTCCAGTGTATTCGCGGTTTACTAGATTAAAGAGCAGGTTAGTCTGGCGCAATTCATCCATGAACATGGGAGCCCAAAAGGTTTGAATTGCATTCGTTACGTTGTCTAGATCTGTATTTGCCATTTGATCGTCCCTTCCCTGGCGTTTTTTATGGGAAGGGATGAAACATCACCTTCCCGCGTTTACCATTTAAAGCTGTGATTCACCCGTCCTGACTTCATTGCTTCCTGTTTTTCCTTGTAAGGAAGCCGCTTCCATTCCTCGACGCTCATCTTTTGCGCCGAATTTCCGGTTTTATCGTTCGGGAGAAACTTGCTGGCAGGGAGCGTTAGCCTTGGGTGCTCCTTTGCGAATGAATCGACAGCGTTTGCGACAGAGGTATGGTCAATGGACCCTTCGTCTGTCAGCTCTATCTGATCCAATGGAAGGAGGCCGAGGTATTTCGCTTCCAGCTGTATACCTTTTTCCTGAAGGAGTCCCATAGCTGCATTCAGCTTGCGAAAGTCAGTCTGATCACGTTCAAGGCGCTGCGCTTTCTCAAGTGCCTCAGCCTTTTCTCGTTTCAACTGCTCAATGAATTCGAGATGTCTTTTTTCGTCCAGTAGCTTCTGCTCTTGAACGGTTTTTTGCTCATTCTCGAATATCAAAAGTCTTTCTTGGGTTTCCTGCAGCCTTTTCCGAAGACTCTTTTCCTGATTTAACGTTTTCTCGTACGTTTCATAAGAAATTTGCTTCGGTTTATCACCGCTCGATAAGGCCCCACCAGGACCAATTGAATCCCCGCCAGGGATGTCTGAGGAGTGTGAATCTGACACTGTTATACCTTCCATTAAAAATAGTTGTCAATGGCCCACTAGCGTCTTGCCAAGTTACGTTTCACATAAGCGGCTGCATCCTTGATTTCCTTGCCTGATAGAACAAGGAACCTCCGCCCTTGTTCTTCTTGCCACACGGCCTTATCAGCTTCCTTTTGCGACCGGAAACCTATGAACAGCTGGGATTTCGTCGCTCTCTTTAAAATCATGGCATCGAGCATTTTCCCTTTGAAGGTGAGGTTACTGGTCCGCCCGGTCGCTGCCTCTGGGTGTCTTTGTTGCTTTACTCTCCATTTGGCATACTTGTCTGTGACTCGCCTAAGCCTAGCCGCATTTCCACCAGGCACCGATACGCCCTTAGCTTCCCCGCGCGTCCGCTTTCGAATTGTTTGAATCAGATAGCCGCCGAGGTTTCGCATGGCTTCGGGTGAATTGATCTGAGCGATGATTTTGGAGAACGCATTGACGACGGTTTGGGTTCCCTCAAGTTTCGCGGTCATTCCTCACCTCACGGATAAGCTTATCAAGGTCACGTTTGAGAATATCCAGGAACGGACGGGCCTTCCCCGGTATCGGAGACTCCTGCCCGTATGTGCCGAGGATATTACCCTCAGCCTTCCTTTCGACCTTTGAACCTTTCCTATAGCCGACAGTGATCTGACCAGCCGCACTGAGCGAGGGAAGGTAGCCGATAGCGTCAAGCATTTCGTGGCTGAGGGATAAGTCCACAGGCCCATCCTTGGAAACCCCCTTTTGCTTTGCATAGCTTTCAGTATACTGGCCAGCCTTCCCCGACCAGTCGCGTCCGGACACGTTATATCCCTTTTTGCTTCGGTCCTGGATGAATTCAATGACACGCTGGGCAAGGTCTTGCCGCATTTCAGGGTTGAAGTCAGCCGGAATTTTCAGCTTCAGGTGCGTGTCGCGGTTTCTCATTCGTCGTCATTGCCTCCGCTGCCATCCGGTGATGAATTTCCTTTTACAGCTGCTTGCATCGCTATGATTTTTGGCCTTTCCGCTTCCACTTCAGATATCAGCATATCTATTTCGCTTTCCCTCATTTCCGGGTTGAGGATGGACAGAGCCCTTTTCACCGATGTGAACCCGCCCAGGACTTCCGCTTCCAGGTCTTTTACAAGGTCCCCTCTTGTCTGCAGGGGCACTGGTTTACTGAAGCGGGTTACGATGCGGGCCTCTGTGCTGAATATCGTTTTGTTTTCGACTATGCCAGCCGCGACCCATTGTGGGTGCATTACCTTCAGGAGCTTCTCCCAAAAGTTCTTTTCGAATCTTTCATAAATGACTATCTGCTTTTTGATTGCTTCATACGTGTCAGCTTCGTCAATGATCTTACTGATACCGCTTGCAGCCATATCAACCGAAAGGCCGCCTATGGATGAAGGGCGCAGGCCCTTGCTCGAAAGCCACAGGCCCATCGTGGAACTTGCAAGTTTCAAGACCTGATCAATGTCAACAGTCGGCTTGATTGAGTCAAAGCTTGGCTTTTCCCCCGTAGGCGATGAGCGGAAAGAGAGAATAGAATTCGGGCTAATTTCGATATTCTTATCCTCGATATCAATAGCGACGAACATACTGAAAGCCTGAAACTTGACGGCGTAATTGAGGTCAGTGAGCAGGAGCGGGATCAAGAGCGCCATGTCAATCGAGTCGGTTTGAATTTCGGGCATGACGTTATCTTCGGAGTTATTCGCATAAACGAAAGGGGCCACCCCGTAGGGGTTGTTTCCGTCCTGTTCATTCTCAAGCATGAGGTCTGCCACAACTTCACCCTGATCATTCATTATCATAAACTGTTCGCTTGTATAGACGTAATAGACTGACTCTACCCTGCCTTTCGCATCCTTCCTTTTTTCCATGAAGGTTATGATAATGTCGGGACTTGTCGGGTCCTCTTGGCTTGTATTAATGATAATGAATTGATGGTTAGGAATTGACCTGATGAAAGGCTGTTTCATGTTCGGGTTGTATATTCTAGCGGATATGTCGTCAGGTTTTTTCAGCCCGATATGCAAAAGAGAATAGTGGTATGCATTAAAATTCTCGTTATTTTTCCCGAATTTTGCGTTGATTCCTAGCACGCCTTCATACCATTGCAGCAACTCCATGTCCTGATCGTTTCCGTTCTGCACGCTCCGAACAACGGTTTGCTGGTATATCCTCGTAAGCTTGTCGATAACTTTACGAAAAACATTGATAGGAGCCTGCCTGCCACGTGCTGAACTGAATGACTTAAGGCCAAGATCATCCATCATTCTCTTTTCCAGGAGGGACTTCATATTCCCTTCCATGATTGAGAAAATAGACTGATTATAGTAAATCCGCTCGCTTTCGTTTCGGATTTTCGACGCAATCATTTTCCTCGTGGCCTCATCGAAAATATCAATCATAGCTTTATCACCTTACTTTCGCTTTGATAGTCCTTGCAGAAGCATATCGCATAGCCTATGGCGGTCGTTACGTGCTGATAGCGTTTCGAATCGTCCTCAATGCTGGTACCTTCCTTTTTCCGGGCCAGCTTCATACCCTGATTGAGTACGGGACAATCCTTATACACAAATAGTCTTACCTCATTTTTGGCATTTTGACACATGGCATTGACGGTCGTCCAGCGCCGCACGAGCGGGGGATTGGTCCTGGGAACCGCTAGCTGGCAGACGAGTCTCCGCTGGGCAAACCATTCCTCGATAAGCTCGTAGTTGGAGCGAAGGCTATTCGATGACCTAGCCCGCCCTGTAGCGTCCCCATAGACGATAAATTTCTGGAACCCATCGAAGACGCCACGGGCTTCGAAGTCATCCAGGTTATCAATGCACCATTTGGCGTCATCGATAATACTCTCTGCGCCGAAATGAAATGAAACCGAATCGGCTTTTCCTTTCATTTGAAAGGCAGCCGCAGACTGTGGCTTCCCTTCCGCGGTGTTAAAGTCGAATGCGATTCGCAGGGGGAGCGTGCGATCCCACTGGTACGGCGCTTTCAGGAGGTTCATTTCCTCGGAATAGGCGTGGTATATGCCTTTGCCCGCAATTGATATCCAGCGCCCTCGAAGGTAGCGCTCTGCCTCAAGGACCGAGTAATCCTGCAAGAGCTGCTCGGTATATATCTTTTCGAGATAGGGATTGTCATTTGTGATTGAGTAATAAACCTTACGGCTTTGGAATCTTTCAGCGCCTTCGATGAAGTATTTATACCAAAACGAGTCGGGCTCGTCCGGGTTTGTGGCGCAGATCAAAAGGTTTTGGGCCACCGTTGGAAGACGACGCAAGCGGGCCTTCAAAATCTTAAAGCCTGGTTCGAATTCGTCGTCGTTCTCAGTAAGCTCTTCGATCAGCACCATGCTGAGCTTGAGTGATCGGAACTTTGCATAGCGCTGATCCCCCCACGTCACAGAAATAATGCGCGAGCCGTTTATAAAGTCTATTTCCCCCGTATTCAACCGGGTTGAATAGTGCTCTCCTTCGATCATGCTATCTTCTAGGTGCTCAAGGACTTCCCGGAAGAGCGTTTTCTTAAGATCCGAAAGCGAGCGCCGACCGATCGCCACGCATGCGCCTGGGTATTCAATGCAGTGCCGGATTGCGATGTGAGCGAGCAGGATTGACTTCGCCGACCCGACCGACCCACTAAGGAGTATTTCGGGAGTGAATAGCCTATAGTCATGGTTTCGAATGAAGCGGAGAACGTCGCACTGGTAACCGAAGGGGATGAAGCCAGACAAGTTAGCCTTAGAAATAACCGGATCTTCTACTCCCATTTACACCTTCTTCGGATCATAGGCCAGCCGAATTCGGTTCTTTTCGTCTTCTGGCTGCGCGTTGCTATCGATGTTCGATTTCGAATAATAGTCTGGAAAGCGGCGCGACATAAGGAATTGGACCATCTTATCGTTCGCTTTTTTTAGATGTTCATGATCAGTGATCGCCTCTCCGTCCTTGGTCTTCCTCTTTTGGTGAGCGGCTCCAGTGGCTATCGTCATCGCGAGCTTTTCCCACCAGCGTTGTGATTCCTCTTTGCCAAGCTCACAGGCATTACGAAACTCAGGGTGTCTTTGCTGCCATTCTAGGAAGGTTTTTCTGGGCACTCCTATCTCTGCACAGCACGCAGCAATGCTTTCGCCTTTGCTCATAAGTCGCCGAACGAGGTCGCAATACTCGGACCTATACTTCTCAGGTCGCCCGGTTTTTTTCCTTTCGTTTAACTGATCTGACATGCTGTCGACCTTTTAATTCCGCAATTTTTATGGGTTCTATAACTATAATATGCCACAATTACCATGGTTGATCAACTATCGATTCCATCGTAGTATTTGCAGCATCATCATAATACGAGAATCGTATTGCATAAAATAAAGGTTGGGATGAATGGAAAACCACTCTCCAATGCGCATTGAAAATCATATTCTAAAAACCGAACTTCTTGATATTGAGCAACTGACCCCGCTACAGGGTGGTCTCAAAAAACTGAGCGATGAAAATTTTAATAAGCTTCGTCAATCTCTGATAGATAAAGGCTTTCAATTTACCGTACATGTTTGGGAGTCGGGCGGAGTTACCTATATTATCGATGGCCATCAGCGCGTCCATGTCATGAAACAAATGCGAAAGGGTGGCTGGGAAATCCCGGCTATAACATGCTCATTCGTCAAAGCAGCGACCTATCATGAGGCCAAAGAGCTGATTCTCTATAGCGTATCGCAGTTTGGAAAGCTTGATAGAGAAGGCTTCACGGACTTTACCAATGGCGAGGATTTCGATCTCGGAAAGTTTGATCTGCCTGACTTTCAGATCGAACTACCTGAATTTTCCATGGGGGAGGATTCACCCGATGATGACTCGGCTTATACCAGGAAAATCGATACGCCCGTCTATGAGCCTAAATCCGATCACCCTCCCGAGCTTTCTGTGATGTACGATCGCGGGAAAACCGAGGCTCTTATAGCCGAGATTTCAGATGCTCCGATACCAGCGAACGTCAAAGATTTTCTGAAATCAGCCGCACAAAGGCACACTGTTTTTAATTATCAATTGATAGCGGAGTATTACGCCCACGCTTCGCCAGAAGTACAGCGCCTCATGGAAGCGTCGGCTCTCGTGATTATCGACTTCAATAAGGCGATGGAAGATGGTTTCATCACGCTGACGAATGAGCTTGCGGAAATTTATCAGGAAGGAGCCGGAGACGATGACGACGACACCCTTACTGCCAGATGACTTTGCCGTCTTTATTATTTCGCACGGTCGGCACGATCGCGTGATAACGGTCCAAACCCTTGAACGCTGCGGCTATACTGGCCCCTACTACGTCGTGATCGACAACATGGACAAGACCGCTGACCAGTATCGTGAGAAGTTCGGCGATAAGGTTCTCATCTTTGATAAGCCCGCCATTGCCATGACGACCGACAACGGGGATAACTTTCAGAATCTACGCACGACGACTCACGCAAGAAATGCCTGCTTTGATCTTGCCCGAAAACTTGGGGTTCGTTACTTCTGCGTGCTCGACGACGATTATAACGCTTTTTCATTCCGCTTCGACTCGGAGCTACGCTATAGGCACGCGAAGTGTAGAAATCTTGACCACGTATTCGGCGCCATGCTCAAATTTTTCATGAAGTCCGGTGCGCTTTCGATCGCAATGGGTCAGGGCGGCGACTATATGGGCGGCGATAAGGGCACGTTCTCGAAGTCGATTAGAACGAAGCGCAAGGTCATGAATTCATTTTTCTGCTCGACGGATCGACCGTTCAAGTTCGTGAGCCGTCTCAACGAGGACGTGAACACGTATCTGAGTCTCGGCATCATCGGTAAAGTCTTTCTCACGCTTAACCAGGTTTCGCTAAACCAGCTCCAGACCCAAATGAATCCAGGCGGGATGAGCGAGGCGTATCTGGAGTCGGGCACCTACGTAAAAAGCTTTTATTCTGTGATGTATAGCCCGTCGTCTGTGAAAATAAAGTCGATGGGATCGGCGAATCCTAGACTGCACCACAATATAAATTGGAAGAAAACAGTACCTATGATCGTCCGGGAATCGCTTAGGAAGCGCTGAAACGGGCCGACCGCTACTAAGATATTCACTGCTACTTGACCCGGCCAAAAGCCGGGTTTATCGTTTCAATTCTTACCCGACAGAAATCACACCATCTAAAGTATGGTCACCACTCGACAATCCTAAGCTGCTAATATTTCGACGCAAAAAAGCCGATAAGTATTATGTAAGTGGTGCTTGTCTGGGCCTTATACAGGCTGAAACGTAAGAAAGGAAATACTTGAAATGAAAAACATTACCTGGGAACAAATAAATAAAACCCTTATGAGTCAGAATTTTACTCCAGTAAAAATCGCGAGGGTTCTGGTCGCTATTAAAAGAAAAGATTCTTATTCATGGGATGAACTTAATACAGCTCTAGTATCTCTGGGCCACAGTAATCTGGTTTGTTCAAATATTCTGTATGCTCTGCATAAAGAAATAAAAACCATCAATTAATCCATCGGGCAATTAAGCCCTTACGAAAGGATATGTCATGAAAAAGTTTCCATCAGTTGAGTTCGATTTCAAAGCCGAAGACCAAACGAAGAATCTGAAAGCTCTTGTGAAAACAGCTCTTGTACTGCGCGAGGACGGCCATACGTGGACCGCGATCGAGGAAGTCTATAAAGCCTCGAAGTACGCCGAGCATATCGGCTGGCAGAAAGTCTATAAGGCTTCGTCTACGGCCGAGAAGGGCCAGCTCCCGGCTCCTGTTAAGCCGCCCAAGGCTCCGAAGGGACCGATTGAGATAAAGCTTGAGGATACGATTTCCGTGTCGAATCCTGAGGCTCAGGCCGCTCTACGCAAGCTGATTGCTGATGATTTGGCTCGTGGCGAAAGCTCAGTTATCCTGCAGGAAATCCAGAAATTCATGATTTCGACCCCTCCGGTTGCAAAGAAAAAGAAATAAGCTAACAGTACCTATGATCGTCCGGGAATCGCTTAGGAAGCGCTGAAACGGGCCGACCGCTACTAAGATATTCACTGCTACTTGACCCGGCCAAAAGCCGGGTTTATCGTTTCAATTCTTACCCGACAG